ATCCTCCTAGATAGTTGCATTATTCTATCAGTGTGTGGGGAATACTTCTATAGAAATTATATGATTTAGATAAGTGTTGGAGAACAATTCATATTAAATTAACCAAGCTCCCCACCAAGGATTCGAACCTCAACTCTTAGAACCAGAATCTAATGTCCTGCCAATTAGACGAATGGGGAATAGTATCATTCATGATAGTCTTTGCTCTCCCTGCTGGATTCGAACCAACAACCTTAGAGTTAACAGCTCTCTGCTCTGCCGTTGAGCTATAGGGGAATGTTCTATTACTTAGAACTTACAAAGTTATTGATTTTATCAGCAAGTGCTTCAATCTGTTCATAAGAAGGAAAATCTGGATAGTCCATCATCACTGAGTTTTTAGGATTTCCATTCCATTGCTCTACCGCAGTAAATGCAGAATGGTATTCATCTTGAGCATGAGCATATGCTTGCTTAAAAATTTCAAATCGTAATTCGTAAGGTGTCATTTTTTACTCCTGTGTGTGTTTGTGTGTTTGATGGATTAAGTGTGATATACCTCATAAGGATATAACAGTGACTTAACCTCTATCATACACTATCTAGACAATGGAGTCAAGAGTATAATTTGTAATCAGCAACTCAGTCTTTACATTATCCTGAGTTCCTTTTTCTCCACGATGAACCATTGAATATCTCAACTTCCATTCATTGAGATTATACTCTTTATAACGATTTAATAACCAATCATTTACATTGTAAGTAATCATAAAACGATGAGGACATTTATCCACATCATCAGCAAATCTTTCGTGAGAGAATGAAGAGTGAAGTTTTCGACCAGTTCCATAAAGGAAATCCTTAATATCATAAGGTGGGTCAAGAAATACAAACACATCATCACCCTCTGCATTCATCACTTCTTCATAGTCAATGTTTGTAATCTTCCAATTTTTAATGATATAAGAATACCTAGGAAGTTTATCAATACCAACCAATGAAAAGTTAGAACGTGATGCTTGAACTGAAAAAGTTGAGTTCTCTGTAAGACCAGAATAAGAACACTTATTCATTACAAAGAACGCAACTGCTTTATCAATTGGTTCTAAATCACCAATCGTGTGAGAGTAATTATCAAAGAGTTCTCGGTGTGCGTTATCATCACCATTTACTTCTTCTTTAATTGCTCTCAATTTATCTTTAAGAACTTGTCCATTATCACGGAGTTGAATCCAAAAGTTATACAAGTAATAATACTTGTCATTAACCCAAATGGGAACCTTTGGATAGTTTTGTGATACCATTAAAGAAATGCTTCCACCACCCAAGAATGGTTCACGAAACTCTTTGAAGTCACTTGGAAACCAAGGAGCAAGAGTTTTTAATGCTTTACTCTTGCCTCCAGGGTAACGAATCATGGTCTTTAATGGAAATTGTTTCATCGGTTCTTAATCCAGTTAATCATCGTTTCACGAAGAAGGTCAGACAGTCTATCAGGAGACGCAGGAAAAGTAAAGTTAGCAATATCCAAATCAAGAACAGTGAGTTCATTGATAGGAAATTGAACCATTACCCCATCACCTTTGCTTACATAATACTTCTGTGCTGTTTCACGAGAAGCAATAGCAACTCGATAAGCATCACGGTCGATAATCATTACATAATCAAACTTGTCTTCTGTTTTGAACCGATTGAATGCAACTTCACTCACATCTCCTCGGTAGTTTTTCATCTTAACATCTTTGCAGGTTCCATCTTTTTTGAAGAAACCTTTGAGAAACTTTGCTTCAATACGAACAAGTTCTCCAAGAACTTTCAAGAGAAAATCAACACCATCTTCGTCAATATATTCAACCTGTGAAAAACAAGCAATAGCAAGTTCAAATACTTTTGCTCTCAAAAAGTTATCTGAATTGCTCTTAAATCCTTTATCGGAATAAGCATCTTTGACTGCACCAAAGATAAGGTTCCAGTCAAATTCAGTTTCACAGATGGTTTTAAATTCAGTAATCGTAGTCATAAGTTAGATAATTCTATAAGTTAGAGTTTACGATTTGCCCTTTCGGGCAATAGGAGTAGGGAGACTTGAACTCCCACGACCTTAGGGGGATTCGAACCCACCTTACATCGATTATGAATCGATTGCATTCACCAGATTGTCAAAGCAGTAGAAAAAGAAAAGAACTTACACACTCATGAGAACACCATCTTTTTTCATTTGTGAAATCATTTTACCGATACTTTCACCAGCATCGAAAGTGTTGCGAAGTTTGCCTTTGAAACCTTCAATACTATTACATTTGAAGATATAAAATTTATCAGGTTTGTAAGTGTAAGCAACACCGACTTCACTGGTCTCTTGATTAAAAGAAAGTTTAGCAATCGCACTAGAAGTGTCAATATCAAGAACTTCCATTTACCTCATTCATTTGATTACCTAGTAATCATAGCACGGGGTCTGGGGTCTCGGCAAGGGTCAGGGACGGTTCAGCAACTGTCTCATCCCTGTATTTTTTACAAATGCTTCAAGACCTTTGTTAATAGGACGAACTTTGATGTAAATCTCTTCTGGAACTTTACCAAAGTATCCTTGAAGCCAAGGGCACAACCATACAGGAAGACACATTGTAGTATCAGTATAAGTTGTTCCTTCTTCATCACTCACTTCTTTTACAAGCAGAGTATCATAATCATCAGGTTCTTGAAGAAACAGAGAAATCTCAACTTCATCACCTTCAATTGGATGCTTTCCAGTCTTGAAGAAATAGTGTTCGTCAATTGCTTCTTCAGTTCCATTCATCAGAAGTTCTTCAACAGTATTGTTGTGCGAATGATTGAAGTGATAAAGATTATCATCTCGTTTAATTGCTACAACTGTAAGTTCCATAAGAGTCTTGTGTTTCAAGTAGTATAGCACAAAAAAGGTGCCTCTGGGGCACCTTGGGACAGTTTGGAAATTGTCCTTATCTGCCAAGTTTCCTTTTCTCAGAAGGAGTTAAAACACCTCTTTGTGCTCCTCTTGCTGCTTGCTTTGCTTTTACGTCAGGATCATTTGATTTGTAAGCATATCCGTGAAGACCAGGATTTGAAGAAGTTGTATTGCGGAAGTCACCTCTTTGTGCTCTAGCAAGATTTTGTCTTGCTGTTTCCTTCGCACTATCTCCATAAGTTGGTCGATTTTCAAGTGCAGTTGCTCTATCAGCAGATTTTCCACCACCTGTTGATTTTGCAATCTTGTTACGAATTGCAGTTTCATCATGACCTCTCTTAGTCATTGCAGTTGCTTCAACAATACTCTCTCTCCATTCTTCACTCATATGAACCATAATTGCTTCTGCTTTTTCTATTGAATCAGCATATTCCTCATCAAGTAAATGTGAGAGGATGATGTCGTAGAGGTCAAAATCTTCTCTTTGATTTCTTCTATTATAAACTGCTCTTACAGCATCAAAAGATACTCTATCCTTTTCCTTCTCATCATCAGGAAGTTGTGAATATGGAGTATTAGCAAGTCCTGCTCTTTTTGCTTTCTTTTCTGGTGTTTGGTCTGCACTTGTTCTTGCGGTGTGTGCCCAACCTTGATGAACTGCATCTGCTCCAGATTCTGTGGAAGTTGTTCTGCCTTCATCTCTATCTCTTCTTAATCTACGAAGAGCAGCAGCAGCAGAAGCACGATTTGCTGCCCTACCAAAAGAACGCTTATCTCCTTGTGCCCTACCATAACCATATCTTGCATCTAATGCAGCATCAGATGCTTTTTCATAAGGACTATCTTCTTTTTCATCCAGTTGTTGATAAACTTGATTATATGCTTCCTGAAGATTACGAAGTTCTTGTGAATCCATCTTACAAATACTTTTTAGTTATTTATAAAATAAGAAACGTCCCCGTGTTGGAGACGCTTCTTGAGTGCTTGGCGACGTGCCTTTGCTTGTCGGAGTGCTTGCGGTTTCAGTTTCCGCTTCTGCTCCTTTTTAGAGTGATGGTAGCGATTGGGGACTTGCATTAGTCTTGTGCTTGTGAGGACATCATACGGGAAAAACCTTTGACTTTCTCGAACCTTATGACACTTTCAAATTTGTCATGCAATTCAGACTTATGAGAAATCACAAAGATATTAGCATCTTTAACCACGTAACGGATAATCTTTAAAAACTCATCTGTTCCTTGGCTGTCCAAAGAACTATCAAATACTTCATCTAAAATCATTAAGTTTGTGGAAACTGAATTCTTAAACTTAGCGACTTCTCTCCAAGTAAAAAGAAGCGCAAGGTCAATTCTCTGTTTCTCACCTTCACTGAAAGAACTATAAGAAAAGTCTTCGTGAATTGGAGATTGGACGGTTTCGTTAAACTCCTCATCAAGAGTAAAGTTAATATAAAAATCCATCATCTGGAGATAACGGTTTACTTGCTGATTTATCAGCGGTAGATACTTCTTGATAATTTTAGTTTTAACTCCACCGTCTTTAAGTAAACTATATGTAAAATCGTAATATTGAATAGACTCTTTTTGAGTTGCTAGTTCTTCATATGTATTTTGGAGATCTGTTTTAAATGTTTCTAACTTTTCATGTTCAGTATTTCTGTTTTCAAGTTGATTGGTAAGTGTTTGAATTTCACTTTCCAAATCTCTGATTTGTCTTTGGCATCCAGAGATTTTAGTATTGTTTTGAGAAATGTCATGTGTTAGTTTTGTAATCTCCTTAGAGAGAGAAATGAATTGACGCTCTCGCTCTTCTTCCTCTTTAATTGCCCCCTCCAGTTCTAGATAACCAGATTGCAACTCTTTTGCTCTAGATTGAGCGTCGTTAATTTTATTTATTCTAAAGACTTCTTCTATTGATTGAGTGCAGGTAGGACAAACCGTATTCTCTGTGAAGAACTTATGCTCCTCTGTAATTGTTGATACTTTTTGAGAAATTTTTCCCCTCAGGTTTCCAAGTTTACGAAGTTTTTCTGTTGCTCCAGTTACATATTCTTGCTCTTTCGTATATTTAAAAATATCTTCCTCCAATGAAGAATTTTCGTTCATGTAAATGCCAACTTCCGCATCTAAGTTGGCAATCTTTTCTTTATTGGCATTTATGTTGGCATTACCGCGATTCTCAAGTTCCTCAATAAAGTTTTTTTGCATCTCAACTTTTTCTTTGAGAGTTTGTTTCTTTAATTCCAGAACTCTAATATCTTCTTTGGACTGTCTTATTTTTTCTTTAATGATTGTATTCATTGAAGAAAATATTTTAATATCAAGCAAATCTTCAATAACTTCTCTACGATGCGCTGCCGAAAGTTGCATAAATGGAACAAAAGTGCTACTACCCAAAATTACAATTTGAGTAAAAGACTTATAATTCATTTTAAGAACATTTTGCTCTAACCATTTTTGCTGATCTAAAGTTGCAGCAGATTGATCTAAAGCAGAATCATTTCTCCAAATTTCAAAAACATTAGGTTTAATTCCACGAATAACTTTCCACTTCGTCTGCCCTATTGAAAAATTAACCTCAACTACACAGTCCTTTTCATTCGTTGAGTTAATCAGTTGAGGTTTATTAATTCTACGAAATGGTTTTCCAAATAAAGAAAATGTAAGAGCATCCAGAACCGTACTTTTACCAGCACCATTTGTACCGACAATCAAAGTCGTAGAGTTATTTTGAAAATTAATTTCAGTATATTGATTGCCAGTAGAAAGAAAATTTTTCCACTTAATTTTTTCAAATGTAATCATGTTTTTGTGTTCTTGGAGGAATTACAATATCATTTGGAGTAATTACAGTATACTCATATCCATGAGATTCGCAAATTCTAATCATCATATCATCTTCAACTTCAATAACATGCATTTCTGGATAATCATCTTCTTCTAACATCAAAGCATAACGAGTTGCATCATCCTCTTCCTCAAAGAGATAAAGAACTTGTTCTCCTTCTTCATTTTGGACAGAATATGCACCTTCGTCTTCTTTACCTAAGATTGTTAGAATAAACATTAAACTAATTCACATGCCTCCTGATAAATTCGCTGAATCATTTTTTGGATGATTGATTTCTCCAAATTAATTTCAGATTCTTCAATATATCTATTCAGAATAGAAAGAGTATCTTCAGACTCAAATGCCTCAAACTCTTCAGATTCTTGGATGACAAAATTTTCTACAACTTTCAGTTCTGCTATATTTGCAGAGTATAATTTATCGATAAATTTTTCAAATTTTTTTAGATCAGTTTTCTTGCGAACGATTAACTTTACAATTTTATTTTCATATTCACGAACATCGAACGTTTGATATGGAGTATCTTCATAATAAATGTTATGAAACATTTTATATGGATTATTGACTGGAGTATG